AAGGACTCAAGGATTCAATGGTTCATCTTCAGGACTCAAGGATTCAAGGATTCAATGGTTCATCTTCAGGACTCATCTTAAGGACTCAAGGACTCAAGGACTCAAGGATTCAATGGTTCATCTTCAGGACTCAAGGATTCAAGGATTCAAGGATTTCAAGGATTCAAGGGTTCATCTTAAGGATTCATCTTAAGGACTCATCTTAAGGACTCAAGGGTTCTAGCTTCCTTTTTTTGTGTTATACTTTGGGTTCCTGCTTAGGCTTTTCGTTCCACCTTTTTTGCTAAGTATCCTATAATGTCCCTTCCAAAGGAGGCCATCATGATTAAACCCAAGATCAACCTATCCCTCAACTTTGATCACGTCCTTTCTGTTGACGAGGTGGAGACAATCCACCAGACTTTGTCTCAGGTATTCAACGACGATCCACAGCTCTACCTCACCACCTCACGTGATAACGGATTCTATGAGACCACGGTTCAGGTCCGTCTCGCCCCTACCACCTTTGATGAGATTTACGAGGACATCATCGGTCGACCCTTCCTCTACAAGCTCATTGTCCCCGCCAATTACAAACAGGACTTCATCGACCAAGCTGCCCTCACGAAGACCCCCGAACTCAAGTTCGAGCACTTCACCGCGAAGTCAGGCAAGGAGATGGTTTGCATTGAGTTCGCAGACCCCACAGTCTTCCCCGATATCAAGTGGCACTTCCACGGGCTCTATAATCACATCATCAAACAGGAGAAGCCCGTTCTCGAACGACCTACAGGGCCACGGTTCCCTAACCTCAGAACGGAAGACTAAGCAGCCCGATTAAATTGGCAGCACACCTACACAACGGAGAATTCCATATGACCTCTGATTCACCTGAAACCACCGACGTCCTGAACCTTGACGACTTCATCATGACACCACAACAACCCATCTACGCTGTCCTGTTCGATGAAGTCCTCTCCAAGGAGCAGATGAAGGCTGTCATGACGTTCATCCTAGGTATGTTCCCCAAACACCGTCACGAGGACCTGGATATCAACTTCACCACTTCTCTGGACTATAAGGACGATCTTCGGACTTCCGTCGTGGTCTATGACATGAGTGAGCTGGAAGAGTCTCCAGACTCCGCGGAATAACCAGATAGTCCAAGAGGTACCTTCAGACCAGAAATCGGGAAAAAAGGACACCCCTCCTGAAGATCGGCTATCCATGCGGGTCTTCAGGGGTCAAAACTGGGGTTTTCGTGAATTTCATCGTTCTGGGGTGGTTATGGCCTGTTATCGAAACGTCTACATAGATATCGCTTACATTACCAACATACTGGAACCACATCATGATGACTACACACCTCCGTCTCCCAGCCAAGTACAAAGCCGACTTCCTACAGTACCAATACCTCTACAACCTACCTTCACTGTCCATCACTGAGTTTGTCGATCCGAAGACCGAACATCACATGATGGATGTTGAGTGGGCCGAATACTCATACTTCCCTCTAGAGTCCGCTTTCCGTCACACTCTGGCTTTCATCCACCGCGACACGAAGAAGGAACTCGGCAAGCTTCATGAACAGGTTGCTTTCCTTAACACCCTAACCCAATCTCAGTGGGATATACTGGTTTGAACGTGAGGCCGCGACCCAGCATGAAACCAGACCACATCCAACAGCAGCTAACCGAGCAGCATAGGCGGGTTGAAGAGCTTAGGGTGGCTATCATTAACCTGATTGCACAGAACGACGAGGTTAAAGCCATAATCAATGAAGCACTAAGGGTTTCTACTAAGTTGACAGACAATCATCACTGACGTATACTGTTCCCATTGTTGAGCAGGGTGAGCTTGACGATGAGAGATTGAGTTCCAAAGTTCCATATCATTGCAGTATCAGCAGCACCAGTTTTCCTTAGGTTGAATTTGTTCATGTAACTCCTGAGAGGTTTGCCCGTGACGGTCAATAGCTGTCTCGGGCTTTTTTCGTCATAGATACCCCAGAGAGACCGATGTTCCAACGATGAGTGAAGCCAAATGACCTATACCACCGAAGCTCCAGTGAAGATTATCCCTGCAGACTTTTACCTGTATCTTCAGAGATCGATGCCCAACACGTCTCTCCCCGACAACCCAAACCCGCAGGAAGCAGCCTACAGACTAGGTGTCCAGCGGGTTCTTAGTCAGATCCATCACTTCGTCAAGTGGGAGTAATAAGAGCAATGAGCGCGCTATCAAGATGGCTTGGGTTCGATACACCCAACGCACAGCAACAAGACCTGAAGAACAATGCTCTAGCACGGTGGATGGAGAGCAATGAACGGATGACACTAGCCCGCCAAGCCACAATGAACCAGATGCGCCTAGGCTACCTTCAGGATCAAGCTCAAGCTCAACTGAACAGGGAAGCCAATAAGCAGCTGGACTTCCGTTCAACGAACATTCAGGACTACACTGGATTGAACCTAGAGAACAATCCCTATGCCCTGAACGTCAAGAAAACCACAGCACGAGACATCCCATCCTTCGCAGCACAGCTAGGCTTCACACTTGCTAACTTCCAAGAGTTCAACAAGCCAGAACGCCAGAACTATGCTACCGAGGAGGAGTACCAGAACGCCCTTCAGGTATGGAGAACACAATATGGCAAATGACAACACGCTAGAAAGCCTATGGAACTCCATGGTAGGAGACAGGGCAGCAGCACTAAAACGAGCACGAGATATCGCAGCAATCACCCTCCCAGTAGTATGTCCACCAGAGGGCACGCTACCAGATGAAGTAACCACCAGCTCAGGTTACTCGTCATTCTGTTCAGCAGGGGTAAGCGGACTAGCCACTAAGCTCCGTCTAGCGCTATTTTCACCTAACCGTCCTTTCTTCAAGCTACAGCCCACGCTCCAAGGTGAACAAGACCACATCGCCAAGTACGGAGAAGATAGCCTCCCTGAACTGGATGAAGCACTAGCTGAGCAAGAACGAGCGGCCATGGCACAGTGGGATCAACGGGGTGAAACATCAGTAATCACAGCAGTCCTAGAAGCACTCTGTATCACGGGCAACGTCCTAGTGTACGAAGATGATATCAATGGCAACATCCAGTACCGAGCAGTTCAACTGCAGGACTTCTGCATCAGACGCACGGTATCAGGGTTGATCACCACGGTCATCATTAAGGACTCGATCGAATACGGTCAGCTAGACGAAAAGACCAAACTCAAAGTAGCCACGGGTTCAAAACAGAAGAAGCTCCAGCCGACATACACCTTGGACATGTACACCGCATGGGAGATGACATCAGTTACCAAAGAAGGCCCACGGTACATTGAACGCCAAGAGATTGCTGGTGTGGAGGTCTACAAGTCAAAACGATCAGAATCACAAGACGACGTAAGATGGTTCTATGTCGGCGGTAAGCGAGCACCTAAAGCAACATATGCACTACCGTTAATCTACCCGCATATGGATGACATGCTATCCCAGCATGAGATCGCCAAGGCAGTTATCCAAGGTGGCATTGAGGCAGCAGATTACGTCTGGGGTGTCGATCCTACATCAGGTGATATTGCTATCGAACGATTTGCCAAAGCATCACGTGGAGATGTAATCCCACTGAGACAGGGACACGTCCAGATCATCAACAGTGGCACGATCAACACCATCGTCCAGCTGATGCAGGTTCAGGCTTCCATTGAACAACGTCTAGCCAAGGCATTCCTACAGACAGTAGACTTCCTTCAGGCACAGACCCAGACCACTGCAACGGAAGTTAGAACCATCGTCACAGAGCTAGAGAGAGCTTACTCTGGCGTCTATAGTGAACTAGCACAGAACCTACAGTACCCACTTGCCAAACGACTGATGAAACAGGCTGGTGAGAAGGTAGACTACAGCATCGACCTACGGATCATCACGGGTATTGAGTCACTATCACGCGAATCAAGCCTAGAAGCAATTAACAGGTGGACGATGACCATGGCCAATATCCTACAGCTGAATGCAGCTACTCAAGGCGCACTAGACGTACAGGAGCTTAACCGAGTAGTGACAGCAGCCTGTGGCAGCCCGACGCAATCAGTATTCATTCAACCTAAACAAGGACGACAAGATGGATTCCCAAGTACTCCAGAACAATCAATCCCAGCCATCCCAGCAGCTTGAACAACCACAGGAACAGGATCAAGCTCAACCCGATGTTAAGCAGGTTGAACCTAAACCACATTCCCAACAGAAACCCACCAGCTACCAGAAGACGGATAACCCGTCCATCAACGCAGCACTAGGGATTATCAGCCGTGCAGGTATCGATCCATCTAACTCAGTAGTCCAAGCAGCACTCAACGGAGACACCTCTTCCCTAGTCCACGTCATGCGGTACCTGAACGTTGAGGATGGTGAAGTAGCAGTCCAGCTCCTAGAGCAGGTCCATAAGACACGCCAAGAACAGCTATCCCAAGAGCAAGCCAAAGCAGTTGAGGCCATCTATCAATCAGTAGGTGGCAAGGAACAATGGGATATCATGCAGGAGTTCGCCAAGGCAACCTACAGCCCAGAAGACCTGAAGGAGCTAATCGAAGACCTAGACGCAGGTGGACGAGTAGCTCAACTCCGTGTCAAAGAACTGCACAAGGTATTCAAAGAAGCAGGTGGCAAGGTTCCAGAGAAGGCTCAACCCGAAGAAGAGACTCCCATCAACCCATCAGCACAGCCAGTAGGCAAAGGCGAGAAGCTGACGCTGCAGGGCTACATCAAAGAACGCAATGCTCTATATCAGAAGGGTATCGTATCATCCAGCCCAGAGATGAAAGCACTTCAAGCCAAGTACGCGGGTATCGTCTAACCCAAACCATAACCGTCATACATAGGCTTGCGGCTTGACAAGACAGCCCATCCAACTCAATATCCTATAGGGGAAACAAATGGCCGTAGCATTTTCAATTACTGGCGAACTGGTGAAAAACCTGAAAGCCGATGTTTACAACGATATCGCCACCAGCACCGTCTGGGCTCGCAAAATCGATCCGATGCACATCAGTGGTAGCACTGTTCTGGGTTACAATTACACGGGCGGCGACGCTGTGTTCATCCCAGGTTCCGCAATGACCAACACTAACCTCTGGGAAAGCGATAAGGTCACGGTAGAGAACAAAGAAGCTTCCATCATTGGCGTCGAGTATTGCAGCGCGTACCTAACCCACCTGCAGATTCTACAATCCACCGATCAAGCCATCGAGAAGAACATCCAGCGTCAACTGCGCGGTAAACTCTCATGGGCTCTAGACGCTACCTATGGCCGTGTGGCTGCCAAGGTTGCTCTGGCTGCTGGTGGTAACAAAGTGACGCTACCCACCGCCGCCAAACCCAACGGTGCCGCCGTGCTGGATGCTCTGTATGAGGTCGAGAGCAAGATGGCCGATGCTGCTTTCTCAGCTGAGGGCACCATCATCGGTATGTCTGCTGAATACTTCGATGCTCTACGGAAAGAACGTGGTCTGGTTGACACTAACTTCGTATCTGCTGACGGTACTGATATCAATCAAGCCCGTCTTCGTGTCGGTGGTATGACGATTCAGCGCCTACCGTTCTGGAGCAAGTTTGCGGTTAACACCACTACCATCGAGGGTCTGCCTGAGGAGCGTAAGGGTGACTTCACCAAGGTAGTGGCGGTAGCTATCAACCCTGAGGCAATCATCGCTGCAGACAATGGTGAGGCTAGTTTCAAACATCGCGAGCTAGACAACCATAACCATCGTCTGGATATCATCTACGCCCACGCTGCCGCTGTGCAGGTCGGTGCAGGTGTTGGTGTAGTCGTCAAGGCTTAAGCACACGAGGCTAATAGCCACCAATAGTTGACCAAGGGGGGCTAGGTAATCCATCTAGCTCCCCGTTTTTGTTTTGGGAACCCAGCACGATCAAAGGACCACGACCCATGACCCAATCCACTCTGAACGTATTCAACACGGTTCTAGCAGCGAGAGCCGAAACAGCAGTCATGGAAGATGAGATGCTGGATCACCCACTGTACCCCAGCTTCATCATCAACCTAGAAGACAGTCTCCGTGAACTACTATCCATCGGATGGTGGTTCAATACCGTCAAGTACAACGTAGTACCAGACGTATTCGGAAAGATTCACCTTCCACCTAATGCTCTATCGGCTAATCCTCTACCAGAGAACACGGACCTGAGTTTCATCAACGGTGTCCTAGTGAACCTCCAGACAGGTGAACCACACATCCAACCTATTACACTAGAGTGCAGGATCGAGATTAACCTATCTTACCTGCCACCTACGGCATATCAATTGATCAAGACGCAGACTATCCTGAAGAGCACAGGACAATTCCTATCAGCCTCAGATGTAAGCCTACAGGTCAAGAAGGAACTGCAGCTACAGACCACACTCAGGACAGAGCACATCAGTCAGCTTGGGCTCAACAGACTGGCTAATACCAACATCCATAACAGGGGGCACCATGGCTATCGTCAGTGGTAAGATTGATCAAGTTCAGGGAGTAGTGACAGGAGACGTCTACCCAGTAGGATCATGTGTAGAGACGACCAATATGGTTCCCGATGGATCGGGTGGTCTGAAGGAGCGAGATCCTGTTTACTCAGTCAACATCACGGACATGTTCATGCTGGATGAGCATAACGCATGGACACCCAACGGGCTGGTTAAACTCAATGGCGATAAGATCACCAGAACGACACGCATTCCAGCTACCATCCACGGTGCGTATATCAACCCACGAGGCGGCATCGTTGGTATCTCAGGGATACTGCCAATGACCATCAGCAAGGTGGTTAACTCCAAGACATCATGGATAGAAATCCAGCAGACACCTCCATCAGGCATCTATGAGTTTGTCATCAAGGTAGAGAACACCACCACGACGATTAACGTGGACGTACACGGACCAGATACTGTCTCTGAACCACCAGTGGACATGAGTGACGTCCCGATGACAGTAGGATCGGGAGACAGCCTAAGAGCCAACCCTGTCTATGAAGCCACGTTCAACCTCAGGTCAGCACAGAGAGACGCGAGTATCCTAGCCAAGAGAACTCAGGCCACGATTAACACACAACCGAATAAGCTCGCAGAGAATATTGTTAACCGATTAACCACAGCAGCACCAAGCATAACAGTCACCCAGAAGAACTCCCTGATCACGATTGATCACCCACGTTCAGTCGTCATCCTATCAGCGCCATACTGGGTCAAAGTCATCAACAACGGTAGAGGACAAGCATCAGACCTTCCAACTCATGGTGTAGATGGTGTCGTCTATGAGCTAGGTGGTGGAACTCGTTACCGCTACTCAGACACTAATGGGTGGCAAGAGGTAGCTGGTACACCGACGAATGGCGCACCGATCTATCACCTAGATGGATTACAAGCAGGAAGCGCAGTTAACATCAACCTAGACCCGCTAGACAACAGCCCACTACACCTATCAGCACCAGCTACCATCACCCAAGCAGGCAACAGGGTAATGATCCACACGCCAACAGGCACAATGATCAGCACGACGACGGATCACACGCTATACGGACAGTTATCCAAGAACATGCAATCACAAGCAGACGGGATGATCATCAACAAGAAGGCCCGTCACGCATTCCTGTATGATACAGGTGTTGTTGTCTCCACAGATGACGGCGCAGAGATCAGGACCTTTGGATCGGACGTAGTAGAGAACATCCACTATGGTGAAGTAGCTCTAGCATTTGTCTATAGATCAACAGCCTTCGTAGTATCAGGAGACACCCTAGAGGCCAAGACCAAGCAGAACGGGTCATGGGTATCAAGTGGAGATCTAAGGCTACCGATCAAGCCGACAGAAGTATTCTCCACAGCAGAAGGTATCATCCTATCTGACACCGAATCAATGTACCTGTTCGATGGGCAGAACATCTTCGGTCCACTGGTATTCAATAAGGCATCACCAGTCAAGCAGGGTGTTAACCGAGTTTCGTTCTATACGAATTTCCAATCCCACTCATGGGGATCGGGAGATACGCCACTACCACAATACCAGCCAGAGATCATCGAGGCATCAGTGACCTTCAGGCCGCCTATGGTAGGCAAAGCATTCACGCCAACATCGAAGTACACCGTATACCAGTGGACAGTGAATCATGTTCCACAATCAGGTGTCACTATTGGTTCAAAGTACGCCAACGCCATCACGGGTAAGAGAACCTTCAGCCAACCCAACGTTACGGCAACCCACAGCATCAACGGGTCTTATGACAAGCTAGTAGGAGTCACTCTCCAGAAACCCCTCGGTAAAACGACGCCGTTCACGGTATCAACACAGTCCTATAAGCTATACGTGTGGGACAACAGCCAGCCATCCATGTGGAGCCAGTAATGAGCTTGATTCAATCACTAACAAGAATCCTGACCCCGTCCAGTGAAGCCAGAAGGACCGCAATGGAGGCTAATGAAGCCATCCAGTATGCTGCTCAGGTAGAACGTAATGAGAAGGACAATCAAGCCATCCAGACACGGGATAAGCAACGCCTGAACAGTTACATTGCAGACCGTCAATCCCGATTCCTGATGGAACAGCAGACTGATGCTCTACGTAGAATCCAGAATGCTGAACAGACACGGATCATCAATGAACGGGATCAACAGAGAGCACAGCTACTCCAAGCCTTCCAAGCAGGTGCAGATATCACTAACCAGACGTCAGGCAACTACCTACGCCAACAATTGGCCATGATTCAAGCCAAGCAGGATAGCGATAACATTGAAGCAGTAGAAGCACGGAAGGAGATCCACAAGGCTTCAGCACAGTCCAATCCCTTGACGTCCAAGATGGCTGATGTGAATCACACCACTACCAAAGCAGAGACCATGCACGTCCAAGGCAAAGGTGCAGGTATCCTATCAGACGTAGGACGTGGACTAGCAGCTTACTATTCGGGCGGGGCTTCATTGGCAGCAGACGGGATGCTTGGCTTCAACCAGTCCAATGCACAGGCCAACAACCTATTCAATCAGGCTAGGAATACCATCAACGGCTCACGATCCAACATCCAGATGGATAATTCAGTAGACCTATCAGGTGTATTCTCCTACGCCATCAACACGTACTTTGCCAAGACACAGGACAGACAGCGTAGAGATAACCTGAGGACCAACACACAGAACAGCCGTGTGGACTTCCAAGACGATTATTCCCGTAATAGCACGTCAGACTACTTCGTTAACAATGCCCGCCTGAGGAGCACACGATAATGGATATCACGCAAGGATCGATCCTGAACCAGTATCAACCCACTACCGTAGGATCAGTAACCGAAGAGCAAGGTAACGCGCTATCACGGATTGCAGAGAAGTTCGCGGCTAAGAAGATTCAGGAGCGTGTAGAAGACAATACCGCCATGGCTGCTCTAGAAGGCATTCAATCAGCCGCTATGGGGAAAACCATCAGCGAGATTCAAGCAGGAACTCCTCTGTACGATGCCCTGATGAACATTGACGCTAGAGCACAGCAGGCCAAGGCTTACTATGCGAATAACGTAGCCAGCGAAGTCGCCAATGAAGTTAACCTAGGGCTCTCAAAGTACCGTGACCTAGCACCTGAACAAGCCCGTGATGCCATCTATAAGGACTACATGACGGCCATTAACCAGCGTGCGGGTGGTGACGTCAACACGTTCAATGCAATCTCATCCTCAGCTCTACAGCACGTCTCACGGTCATACTCCATGCAGGGACTGGAGTACATCCAAGAGGTCCAACGGAAGACGGACGATGAACAGGCTAAGGCTATCTCATCAGCGGTAACAGAACTGAACAAGGCTACTGAAGGACTGAAGAATACTGATGATCCTTCACGGATTGAACGGTACCACCAAGCCATTGAGAGCTATGAGAACGTTGCGCTCCCAGCACCAGGACAGGATCATGACAGGTTCCAGAAGGTAATCCAGAAGGCAACCCTATCCATGGCCAATAAGGCTGGCACGACAGAGACCATCCAGAACCCAGATGGCACGACGACAGAGGTCTACAATGGTGCTCAGGATATCAATAGCTTCATCAAGACGCCATTGTTCCAGTCACTACCAGCTGAGACCCAGCACCACGTCCTATCAGCACGAGCTACAGCTGAGACTAGAGTTATCCAGTCACTACCTAATGAAGCATTGATGGAGCAGGCTAACCTCCGTATCAAAGCACGTGAAGCAGGAGCATCACCTGAAGCCATCATGCGGACAGGTCTAGCACTGAACCAGAAGTGGAAGGATCGCCTAGGTCTGGTTAACGCAGATATCATGTCTGAAGCTGAGATTGAACAGCTAGGCACATCACGGTTCGCGGCCAACAAAGCCGCCGTCCTTGAGGCCCAGAGACAGGCAGCCATCAAACAGAAGGAGGCTGAGAAGGCCCAAGACGAGACGGAGAAGAACAAGGCACTGGACGGAATTAACCTAGCACGGTTCCAGTCACCTGATACGATGTACACGGTCTACACACCGCCTAAGCAACTCAACGAGCAGTGGGAACGGTTCCAGACCCAGCAGTTCGGCAGACCAGTATCAGTCCTGAATGGTGGCAAGGACGTATCAGCCATGATCCAATTCCAGAGGTCATCCCAGACCATTGTCCCAGCTATCCAAGCACAGCTGAAGGGACAGGCTGAAATCCTGTTATTCAGTTCTGATCCTAACGTCTATCAGTCAGGCTTCCCAGCGTTCTATGCGTATCAGGAAGCGAAGCAGCTACTCAAGCCAGAACAGATGGTAGACCTATACGGTGCAGATATTGCCCGCAAGATGGATATCCTCGTCGACAAGGTAAACAACGGTAAGGTTCCATTCACGGTTGCCCATGCTCTAGTCGTCGACCTAGAGAAAGGCACTACCAAAGATACACGGGAAGAGGCATCTAAGTTACTGGGCGAGAAGACCCAAGGCAACATCATGGGCTTCATGAACATCCAGACAGAGCATCTACCGTCATACCTCAGTGAGTATCAACGGAAGCTTATCGTTCAGGAGATGGCGATCAAGCTAGGATCAATGGGCGAGACAGCTTCCCAGACAGAGAAGCAAGCAGTCATGAACAATATCCTGAATGACATCAAGATTCTAGGACGTGGATCAAGTCTGTTTGCTTCTCCATTGATGCTAAGAGGAGATTCCCGTGAGTGGGAGCAGCAGACGACGAACTACACCAATGGCGGGACGGAGAAGCCAATGGGTCCAGAGAACATGGAACGTATTACCATGGAAATCGTCAAGGAACGGACAGAAGCTCTATCCAAGCAGCACGGTAGGGTGTTCACCAATAACCTAGCGACAGCACTAGGTCGATTCCAGTCGTTCTCTGTCGATGGTAAACCTGAAGCTGGTATCTCAGTGATGGCGTTCAATGACGACGGGGACAACATTCCACTGGTAATCACATCATCGGAAATCCAGAAACGGTGGAATCTAGAGCAAGTCACCAAGAAGGCCAAAGAGTCTAAACGGCTACAGGCTGATGAGATCAAGCGCGCTGAAGCGGCCGTCAAGGACGCCAGAGCACAACGCCTCATGGAAGGACAGTTCGGTAATGCAGCTGGGTGGGAGATGAGGGAGCGTGAACTTGAGGCCAATGCGGGTCCGAAGAAACCACTGTGGAACCTGAAGCAGAACCCACCAGTTGACAATTGACCTAAATTCCTATAGAGCCCAACACAGGAGAATAAGATGGTTGACGTAGTACAGAACCCCTCACCCGATGAGGAACAAGCCCAGCAGACTCTGCAACTCCAGAAGCCAACTGATCCTGTATTGGGGCTACTTAAGGCACAACAAGATGATTCAGCACAGGAGATCAAGGCAGAGCAGGACTCCATTGATAACGGATCATGGGGTTCTGCTGTCCATGGTGCCTATGAGAACTCCCTGATTGGATCGACTCTCCGACAGATTGGTATCAGTAGCGCAGTGGACGAGGCGGAGAAGAAGGCACGCCAAGCAGGTACCTTTGACCCTCAGTGGAAGCCTGATTACAACCTGTATGCGGATAAGTCCGAGGAGGAGATGGAGGAGCTCGACAAGGCTACTACACAGGAAGCCTTGGACTTCATCCTAGGTGAACAATCCAGACGGAAGAAGGAACAGGCAGCACTCATGTCAAAAGGGATGGGTGTTGCCATGGGTCTATCAGTACTCACCTCAGCACCAGAGGCACTGGCTTCAGGTATCGTGACAGGGATGGGTATAGGTACACTGGCTAATGCTGGTCGTCTAGGTTCCATGATGAACCGATCACTGGCAGCACGGAACATCGCCTCCAACGTATCTGCTGGACTACTTACCTCCACGACTCAATACGCCATTGACCCATACTACACACCACAGGATATCGCCATCGGTTCAATTGCTGATACCGTCATGAGTGCCCCAGCGGTATTCAAAGCATCGGGTTCCAAGTTCAGGCAACACCAGTTACTGAAAGGTAGTAAGTCTCAAGCTGAACCATCAGAAGACCTATCGGCTTCTACTGAAGACCTAGAGTTCTCCCGTCCTCTAGTCAATGGACAGACACTGAAGACACAGGACTTCACGCACTCTGATGATCAGTTAAAAGCCATCACTGATCCACCGTTCACGCCAGATTCAACACCCATTAACCAGTATAAGCAGTGGAGCGACCTAGGTTATGACACCGACAAAGGTCTAACGGCTGAAGCGCTAATCACAGGTATCAACAAGCACCGACAGACCCTGATTGACATTGATGACGAATTCAAAGCCGTCAAGACCGAAGAGATCACGCTTCCTAACACAGCAGTAGGGAAGGATGCTTATGACGCCATCATGGAAGGGGCAGCTTTCAATGACCTAGGTGATATCCACCTGAAGCAACAATCAGCACGGGATTGGATTACAGAACATAACGCACAGGGTTCCTTGTTCAAGACCGACAAGGACTCTCCAGTTATTGCTACACAGGATATCCACACGGACTTCATTGACGTAGCTGATGCTGTATCCAAGAAGTACCTTGGCGGCCAGAAGGTTATCCTAGTATCTGGATCACCCGAAGGCACTAGAGCTACTGTCACTAACCTAGAGGGCGGCATCGTCGGTATCACTCTGGACAAGAATGCACACGTACCAGACCTACTCCACGAACTAGGACACGTAGCAGCACGGAAGGCACTGGCTGACGTCAATATCCCCAACAGCATGAAGGCTGATTATGTTCAGGGACTGAAGAACATCGCCACTGCATTCAAGAACAGGACCTCGGCTGATTCATTCGACGAGGTAGGTAGCGTCACCCGTAAGCGATTCGGATCAGGTACTGTTCAGACGAAAGCCGTTATCAGTGAGGTATCAAAGGACAAGTACGGCATCGTTGAGGTAGGTGATCCAGTTACCAAGAATGAATCCATCCTAGACACCGTAGTACGTACCTTGTCCGATATGTGGAACAGGTGGAAGGGCAACAAGCTAGGTGATGAGAACTATGCTGGTTCACTTGATGAGATCGGTGCAGTATCCTTCCAGCGGTATGTCTCCAATGAGCTTAAGCTGAAGAGGGTTGCCATCAAGTCTGACGTAAGGAAAGTCCTAGTAGACACATACCGTAAGACCGATATCACTAACCTTCAGGTTGACAAGGACATTAACCAGTATGCCTTTGGTACTGATACCGTCCATGGTGCTCTAGACGATGTTGATGCTACAGAGAAGGCTATCTTCAAGTCTCTAGAAGAACGATCAGCTCAACAGATGGCCAACCGTCAAGCACGGAGTGTCGATGAACTACGGTCACGGGATGTTCAGTATCAACAGTCATCAGGTAGGAAGTGGGTTGCCTCTGCTGGCGACGTTAACGGATATAACCGCGAGACCACATCACCACTAGCCTATGTTCAGGAGACTGAAGCCCAGAAGCAATCACTGGAGTATGAATATGGCTTCAGGAACAGTGGAACGACACGTGCTGAAGTAGAGCAGAACAACACCGCTACCGCATTTGTCCGTAAGGCATTCCAAGCTGGTGTTGATAATCGACTGACTCCTGAACAGGCTTACAAGTCACTACTAAGCCCACAGGTAACACCTGATGTGGTGAATGACAAGGTAGCCAAGCACGTATTGACTACCATGGGAACTCACTCTGGTGTCAACATCCTAGACGGCATTGCTACTCAGTTTGCATCGCCATCACTGATCGCAGCACAGTCCAAGAACCCTGCCATGAGGTATGCGGGTAAGCTCCTGATGGAAGATCCTTCAGGTGTAGCTGGTAAGCGTGTCTCTAACGCAGGTATCCAGAAGGATATTGCACTGAAGAACATCGTTGCCGACTTCCGTCGTGTTGATAACAAGGCATATCAGCAATGGCTTAAGGATGAGGGTAACTTCATCAAGGGATTGACGTCTGATGAGACTAGGAAGGAATTCAACCGACTGGTTATCGCAGAGGTGAATAACCTGAAGTCTGGTGGTGTTGAGACAGGTGGATATCTCACCAAGGCAGCTAAGAATATCCTTGCTATCAATGACAGGATGAGGGCCATCCACAAGCCACTGGCTGAGAAGGCAGGTGTTGCGGCCTACATGCCATCATACGATAACCCAATTCCTAAAATACTGAAGCGGGATGCTCTAGCCAACATCGATCAGACCATGAGGGATAAGATCGGGGTTGAGCTTCGGGATAAGCTAACTCAAGCAGCAGAGGAACAGGGGTTCATTCTGGATAAGACGACTGCTAGGAAATGGGCTGAGAAGCTACTGAACCATGGTACTGATCCATCACAGGGCGGCAACTTCAGGATGTTTGATGCCTCAGTCCATTTCAACTCATCAGGCATTGAACTGGAGGAGTTCCTAGACGACGTGACCATCTTTGGTCAACCCAAGGAAGCCGATCTATCCAAAGTGGCAGCACGCAGGAAACAACGGATGGAGGTTCAACTGAAGGCACTTGATGCTGTGAACTATGATATCCCAATCAACAATCAGGGGTTGAAGCTATCAGACCTGTTTGAGACGGACTATGCCACTGCTATCATGCGTCAGGCTGAATCACTGGCTGGATTGAAAGCCATTAGTTCAGTAGGCATCCCGTCATGGAAGCACATGGATTACGTCAGGTACGCCATCGAGTCTGGTAAGACGGAGTATGCAGCTACCAAGACTGAGCTTAGGGCTTTTGATCAGGTGGTAGCTGAACTCAAAGGAGAACGTCCAGAGTTCGCCAAGAACATTCCTACTGTAGATGCTCTAGGTTCACTGACGTCAAGCTCACTACTAGGTGGATCAACCTTCGCACAGATGGCTGAGAGTGCCAACATCGTTACCCAGTTTGGATTTGCTACAGCCGTTAGACACTTCCCTGAAGTTACCAAGATGCTCCGTGAGGTGAAGGCACTAGCACGTGGACAATCGATTGACGGGGAATCTACACTAGCCAAGTTCGAACAAGTCTCAGGGACAGTAGTCGGGATGGATGGATACTTCTCACGTACTCTATTCGATAAGCTTGCTGGTATTGGTGCTGATCGGTATACGGATGTTGATCGATTCAACAGGGTTACAGGATCACTAGCACACGCCAACATCGTCTTCAGTGGACAACGGTTAGTAACTGCTGTTCAGGAGAGGATGGCAGCACAGATCGCCTTGAGTAGCCTGTTCGATAGGATCGTGGGTCAACCTGTTAGTATGCGTTCCATGAAGTCCCTTGAGGCTGCTGGGGCTACTCCTGAAGCCATTTCCAAGTGGAAGGAAGCACTTCAGGGCAAGGTATCCTACCGAGATGGCGTCTATGAGTTCTCATCTAGTGATATCCCAAAGGAAGTCATCGATGAGATTCAGGAGGTCGTAGTCAGACACTCAGCACAGACCATCCAGCGTGGATTGATCGGAGAGACAGGAGCATGGCAACATGATTCATTGATCAGGTCTGCATTGCAGTTCAGAGGATACGGCATCGTGGCTACTGAGAAGCAACTTGTCCGCCAACTGGAGACGATTGGTTTGGGTGGGTGGCTAGGTGCTTTATCTCTAGGGATGGTATATGCAGCTCCAATCTACATCCTTCGCCAGCACATTAACGCCATTGGCCGTAGTGACCGTGAAGAGTACCTGAACAAGATGCTTGCCATGAATGAGATGGTGCCTAACCTCTTCAACATGGTATCCAACGCAGGTGCCTTGTTCGATCTAGGTGCTACAGCCAAGACAGTGTTGATTGGATCGGAGTTCAATCGGGATACCATCGGTGGAGCATTCTTCCCCAGTATCCAGTACGCTAACGATAGCTTCAGTGCTACTAGGAAGTTATTCAATGGCGATCTATCAGGGTTCAGTAAGTCGGCACTGCGTCTAGTCCCATTCGCCAATAACCCACTGATCCGTGCTAGTGGGAATATCGCCAGAAGCCTTGGCGAGGATAAGTGATATTAACTAGGGTGGAGATAAACCCCGCCCCATCCTATAGGAGCCGTGTATGGTCGTACAGAAATTCATGTCCCCAGTACTCTACCGTCACGGTACACCGAATACACCATTTGCCCAGTCACTGAATGATATGACTCGTTCAGCTCGACGGTGGGCTAATGATATCGGTGGTACCAGTGACCCTGAGACTGATGTCATCCCACAGATTACTCAGGATATCAACGAGATCAAGCGTCTTGTGGTAGCTGCTTATACCGTTACCCTAGACCTGAACAAGGTATGGGCTAGTCCATTGTTCCCACAGTGGGATTCCATTATCCGATACAACGAGTGCCCTTCACGGGTTCCTATCTCATTCACCTATGGAGTAAGCCATCGTTCAGACGTGAAGCTATACCGTCTAGATGGTAATCGGGCTATTGGCTGGGTTGAGTTTGTCCCTAGGTGGCACGTGGATGGAGTATCACTGGACACCCGTGAGCATGAAGGTTCACCAGTCATGATCATCCGTCAATCTACTGTGGACGATGCCTTCCCGTACAACTGGAGCGAACAGCGTGTTCAGGATGAACTATGCAGTCAAATCTTCAGACTGCTTCAGGATAAGCTGGCTCTCTACTATGCTGTTAACCTAGTGGAGAAGGGAGTTCGGTCTAATACCCCATTCGTCCCTGCTGGTGATAAGACTCCTCCTAGCTTCCTAGGTGAATACGTGAAGAAGGACGTGTTCGACGCGTTCAAGGCGGGTATTGAGTCATCGGTTAACCGTAACACCAGTTCTATCCCAGCTCTAGAGACCCGTGTTGAGACTGTCGAGGGTAAGGTTGCTTCACTTGAGGCTTCAGGTGTAGGCGGTCTGGCTGAGCTGAAGCAACAGGTCCAGCTGAACAAGAACGAGCTGTTCACCCTATCCACACGTGTTGAATACAACGAGAATCTGATTGGCGAACATCAGGTTAAGCTTAACGGGCTTGACACCCTGAAGGATCAGGTTGCCCATAACAAGAACGACCTGTTCACCCTTGGAACGCGGGTTGAATACAACGAGAATCAGATCGGTGACCTACAGGTTAAGGCTAACTCAATCGATGGTCTTAAGTCCGATGTTGATTCTACCAAGTCAACCGTCAACAGCATCCGTAGTGAACAGTCTGATATCAAGCGTGAAGTGCGGCAGCATGCTACCGATATCCAGAACCTGAAGGCGGCTAATCTTAACCCTGATGATTTTGTCACAAAAACATCGTTCTTCGCTACCGTTGAACAGATGCCTACCACTCAAGGCATGCGTCAGGAAATCCGTGAAGCTGTAGAAGGTGTTGAGGCTGGTGTTGAAGCATCCTACGTCAAGAAGACTGAAGTAGCCGAACTGAAGAAGCTCCAAGAGCAACTCGGCAAGGTTGACGTCTCATCCTTCGCCACAGGGTCTCAACTGGCACAACAGCAACAGAACATTGAGTCATGGGGTAATGAACGGTTTGAGCTGAAAGGTGCTGCTTACAATCTCATCAACGATGCTAAGAAGACTATCACTAGTGAGACTGATACGAAGGTCAATGGCCTATCAGGTCGGATTAATGCCGCCGTCAATGAAACTGATTCATTAAGGAAGTCAACCCGCCAGAACCTAGACGCACTGTCGGGCACTGTATCCGCGATGGATACACGGCTTAGTAACGGATTAGCCAACCTCAGGACTGAGACCGACGCCAAGATCAATAACCGTCTTCCTATGCTATCTGCCTCGGATGGGATGATCCTTGTAGCGGATAATGCTCTGGCTGTGAAGTGGAAGTCCACTCACTACAGTCTATCCATTGACAATCTCATCAAAGAACGTACTGAAGGCTTCATCCTCAACGGTACGGGTCGGATGACTGATGGGACTGGCCGTGGTGGGTTTGTGTACTCAACGGTGGCATTCAATGGGTCTGATGGTAGCTTCCTCGTTCCTGCTAATCAACCAAGTGAACGTAACATATTCTTCGGTGACAGGATTCATCTGAAGGAACCGATTTTCAAATTCAGTTTTGACGCCAAGTACGGAGATCGGAACAATAACACAGACATCCGTTTTAACATCCGTTGGTTTGATCGTTCAGGACGTGAGCTATCAAACTACCTCCGTGGTGCTTTGTCTGCTACACCTACTCAATTCCCCGCAACGTACACTACGTGGGTGGTTGCTCCATCGCATGCTGAATTCTGCGAAGTGGGTATTGTCAGTGCTTCTTTTGCCGCTAGTCTATACTTGACCAACGTCAAGGTACAGTTCGCTACAGATATCCCAGAAGAGACCTTGTGGCGATTCACTCTAGCGGAGACTTACCGCCCTGTTGACCTAGGTGAGAACAAGATGTGGCTTACTCTGGATATCGGAACTCATGGTTCTGTTCAGGTCCATGGGATCATCAATAACGGTGGAGCTGTTCCTACAGGCCGATATGTGTCCGCTAGCCAACCTCTTCCGTTGATTCTGCAGACGCCACTGTTCAATCTCAACAGTCCGATGGGTGGATTGTACACCGTGGATTCTGGTGGTTTGAAGCTGGAAGGACGATTTGAATCTACACCGCCTACTGGTATGAGGATGGGTAGCATGTTCAAGATCAAAAGTTCGTCTATTGCTCATGAATTTCAGAAGTTTGCTCAATCGTCTACATCTATCAGAATTCGTCCACTACAGGGATTGAACAATAACGGCACCACTGGTTACTAAGGAGAATCCAAATGATCGTTAAGAAACAACTCGTTACCCGCCGTGATGAGAACGCCAAGTCCGAAGTCGCAGTCATGTACTTTGACGGACAGTTTGCTACCTGCCCTTCGTCTGCAGAGTATAACGACTTCGCCAATGAACGGATGTTCTGCGACTTCATCATCGGGGATCAAGGCACCATGATGGCTCCTGACTGGTGGCGTTTCCGTTGTGAAGAACCCTATGCTGAGTGGAGGGTCTGGCCTTGCCGTGTTGGGATCGATATTGGCCGTCAGATTGTTGACGTGAAGTACGACTACGAGCAGCCACCACTGAAGGTGATTGAGCCCCTACTGGAAGAGGGTGAAGACATCGAGATGTTGTGGAATTGGTGATAGTTCAATAACAACAGGGTGGTGGTCTGTGGGTCATCACCCTCTTAGGAGAACAACATGTTCAACCCACTAGAGGACTTGGCGCATAATGTTGACGAAGTCCACCGACAGGTTGCCAATGAAGAGCTGTTGCTTGAGTCCAATGAAGAACGACTTGATCGGATTGAGTCTCTACTGCTATTACGGCTAGTCAAGGGCCTTGAGACTAGTAACATCAGTGTCCCTGAGATGCAGATTGCGGCTAAGCTGATCATGGAGAATCGAGCCATCAAGCGTGAAGAGGCCAAGCGTGCTGGTGAACTGGAGACCATGGCTTCCCGTGGAGCTGTTGAGGATGCCAATACTGAGATGATTGCTGCCAAGCGTCTAGAGAGGATGAGGAGCACGTCATGAAGAAGGAGAGTTCTGCTGAAGCTGAATACCGACGTGAACGGTTAATGAAAGTTCAGGAGATCCACCACGACTGGCTATCCTTCCTAGAGGTCTACCTGTACGTCGTTGACGGTGGGAAGTCTCTAGCCAATATCCAGCGTGAGATAGCTGAATTCATCGATGAACCCCATCGGTTCAGTGTGGTTCACGCTCAACGGTCACAAGCCAAGAGTACCATTGCCCGTGCTTATGCTTTGTTCAGGATCATCCATAACCCTAAGTTCCGCGTGTTGATCATGACTGGTGAGAGTGGGTTGGCTACCAAGATCAGTAAGAGCATTATTGACAGCATCTACGCATTCCCTGAGCTTAAGTGTCTCTGGCCTGATATTGCAGCTGGAGATCGGTCTAGTGTTAAGTGGTTTGACGTTCACCATAGCTTACGTGGAGACCTACCAGACCCATCCATTGCTGCTAGGGGTATCTTCTCTGGGATTCAGGGCATGCGTGCTGACCTGATCATTGCTGATGACATTGAGATGCTTAGGAACAGTGAGACCGCAGGGAAGCGTGAACGGCTATTGAATACCTTCAGGGATTTGCCGTCAATCTGTCCACAGGGAAGGATTCTGGCACTAGGTACTCATCAGACTACTGAATCGATATACAACTCATTCCCTGAGATGGGATTCTGTCAAAGGTTCTGGCCTGGTCGGGTTCCTACTGTGGAACAGAGACCATGGTATGGCGAAAACCTTGCTCCTAGTATTCAGGTGCTGTACGAGAACCCTGAGAATAGAACTGGATGTGGTCTTGATGGCCAACAGGGGATTGCTACCTGTCCTGAGTATCTGGGTGAGGAAGTACTGAACTTCAACGAGAAGGTTCAGGGTGGCCCATTCTTCCAGCTACAGCACATGCTCAATCCAAAGCTGCAGGATATGGGTGTGAAGCCACTGAAGAGCAATGGAATCCGTGTTGTGTCTCTTGATCGGTTTGACCGTCTGCCTTTGGTACTTACTGTCCAAGGGATGATGATCCACCGTGAAGGAGATCAGTCCTACGAGATGACACGGGTTGTCCCTGATTATCAGGCGATGATGGAAGTCCCTTATGTCTTTGCTGTCATTGACCCTGCATTAGGCGGACTGAAGAGTGGTGACCGTACTGGATATGCCGTCTTCGGTGTCGTTGGTGGATATCTCTACGTGCTGGACATGGGATCGTGGGTAGGTGGATATACCACTGAGCTTATGGAGAAGTGGGCTTCCACTCTGGAGAAGTACAAGCCCAGTGAGGTATTCATCGAGAGCAATGCGGGCAATGGTGCTTTGACCTATGCTTTCCGTCCTGTGCTGCTGAACTATGCTGACTCGTGTAAGTGGTCTGTTGCCCTGAACGATTACCGTGAGACTGGACAGAAGGAAGTCCGTGGGATTAACCGTCTTGCTCCTGTCATCGGTCGTGGTGCTTTGGTGATGACTGAAGGTGCTCTACGTGGCATGGAGGATAGTCTGTCCGATCTTCCTATGGACAAGAGAACCCGCTACCGTGCCTTGTTCCAGATTACCAATGTCACTAGGACTAAGAATTCCCTGCTCCATGATGACACGTTTGATGCAATCTCTTCAGGTGTTGATATCGCCAAAGATCGTCTAGCTGTCCTGTCTGATCAACAAGAGTCCCGTAATCGTGCGTCTCATCAGGCCATCATGAGTGCCATGGGCCGTTCATCGTTCAACTATTCTAGGAGTTCTTTCTGATGTTATCCCTAGCTCAATCTCCACAGCCACCATAAGGAGTCGTCATGTCGTCCGATATCAGTAAAATGATAGCTGCAGCTCTCATCGGAAGTTCACCCGCTTCTGTTCAATTTCTCATCGATCAGGAAGGAATGACCAACCGCGTCTACCGTGATGCTGTTGGTCTACCTACTGTCTGTGTTGGCGTAATGGATCGCAACCTAGTCGTCGGGAAGTACTATAGCGACGAGGAGTGTGTTACCTTGACCGTCAAGCAACTGCATAAGTTCATCCGTGTCATTGACTCGTCGGTGACTGTTCCTATCAACGATGACATGAGGACCGCCTTGATTAGCCTTGTGTACAACATCGGTGCTGATGCCTTCCGTCGTTCTACTCTGCTTAGGAAACTCAATGCAGGCGATTACGTCGGTGCTGCTAATCAGTTCACGGTGTGGGTCTATGGCGGTCCTAGCCATCATAAGACGCAGTTGTCTGGGTTGCTTAACCGTCGTCTCCGCGAACAGTCACTCTTCCGCCGTGGTGTAGCCAAGCTCACTGCTGTTAATAACGTCCAATAGGAGACCACCTTTATGTTCAATCTGTCAGACATCCCTCAGAACCTCTACAAGCCAATTGTTATCAGCAAGCCTTCGTTGAGTGGGCGGTTATTCAGTCGACTAGTTGACTGGGCTTTGATCGGATCACTGGCTTATGCTCTTCTCAACTTCCCATATGGTGCTGTGATTGAGTGGCTTCACGGCGACGACTACCTTCTACAGGGCACTGGAGTCGTCTCTAGAGAGTTCGTCACGACTGTGGCGGATCGAGGGTTCGGTGGTGACTGTGACACGAGGAACATGGGGAAACGAGACTACATCAAGCGGTGTACACCACGGCAGAACAGGTACTCTGATTGAGTGCGGCTGGTGTCTTAGCATAGAAGTGATTAGGGCAGGCCTAGTGATGAACTAGCCTGCCCTTTTTTTGTTTACCACGATGAGTTACAAATCAGTTACACTTTTCGGGATTTGGCGTTATTCCTGAAACCACCAAATCCCCCGAAGACCCGCATGGATAGCCAATCTTCGGAATTCCGTGATTCTTTTGATCATTAGGTGGCATGGTGCCCCACTTCGATGTGGAAACACGCGAGTCATGTCACAAAACCCCTACGTTTGCAGGGGTCTGTGAAGCCACTTTTGAGAGACCTACCTTACCGTTGCTTCCATGCGTAGTAAGCAACACCAATAGCGTCTGCAACGTCTTGCTCGCCCTTTTTGCCTGTTAGGCTTAGGTTGAACTTCTCGTTGATGGCTTGGAGGACTTGCTCTTTCGTCATCCGCCCGTTCCCTAGAGTTCGCTTCCAGCTACCGATAGCAACTGGAACTACTTCCAACCCATTGCTTACTAGGAAGCTCTTCAGGACACCTACACCTTCAGCGATCATTGTTATCTTCCCATTCGCGGAGAATGCGAAGTCCTCAATGTGAACAACCTTCGGATTGAACTTCAGGATGGATGTCGTTATCTCTTTCGCTAACCATATTGTCCTATGGGTGTGGCTACTATGGATAGGTTGAATGGTCCAATGCTGGGTGTGGAGTATCTTACCGTCTGGTGATAATACCGCAAGTGCTGGAGCCGTTAGACTATAGTCCAGACCCACTGTTATGTCGTTACCTTTCATTGTTGTTATTATTCCAGAATCATTCCTGTGACGTTAACCTTCCGTTTAGCTCTCAGTGACTTGAGTTTCTTCTGGGACTCAATGCCACCTAGTCTTCGGTTCAATGAACTATCGATCAGACAGCAGTTCTCTGGAGAATAGTTTGGATTTGGTCCTGTGGCCTTGACATTCCTGTCTAGGTCTAGTTTACCGTTTAACCATTCAGTGTAGTTGGGCTGTTCCCTTAGCCACTTGACGAAGTTAGCCCGTGAATGCCATTCAGGATCAACTGTCACTCGACCGAAGTATTCACCCTTGGGATGGTAACAGAGTCTCATCCTTGCGTTCCATAGGTTCTTCTCGCGGGGTAATGGCGGGTGAGATAGGATGCTCTCGTCTCCAATGTACCCAACACCACAGACCGATGGCTTCATGCGGTTCTTGATTTGCTTACCCCTGATGTTACTTACGGTAGTAGTGGTGGTATACGGATACTTGATGAACTGAACCTCACGATGATCGTAATCCACGTATCTGGTAATAACCAACTCGCCATCGTTGACTGTGTGGAGAGACCCTACTGCGTACTTGACCGTGTTGATTCCTCTCACGTTGTTATACCTCCGAGGTGTCTGGCTTACCGAACGTATCGCGGAGGATGTCGCATCGCTGTCTCCAGCACTCGACGCCATCATGGAATCGGATAAGCCACTTGTCCCCGTTCTTTGCCATGATAGTAACTGGACCGTGACGGGTCTCAATCACAGTTCCGATTGGACGAACGTTGTGCGTTTTCGGGCGTTCACATGCTTTGCAGTTCTCTGCACGAGTAACCCACTGGCATGTCTCTTTGCTATAGGTCGGTGGGATGCCCTTTGCCAGTGGAATGATATCACTGTCCAGATCAATCGGTTTTGTCTTAGTGTGTGTGGATAGCTGTTCAATACCAGGTAGCCGAAGTGCGTCACGCATGAAGTTGGCAAAGCACATCCACTCTGGTGAGATGATCTTACCTGATTTGGCTACAATAACTCTGTAGAGCATCTTTTCCCACCTCTTGTACAGAGTCTTACGCAGTGGGTGTTCTTCAGGTTCGCCTAGACAGGCCACACCGTATAGAGATGTCACATATGGGTCTTTAATACAGCCTTGCTGAATTGCCCTGATGTCTACCTCGGTCACATAACCAGTGGAGGCGAACCGTACCTTGCGCTTGTACGTGCTGATATAGCCAATGACCTCCAGTTGTCCGCAATTGTTCGTCTGGTGGACTGTATTGATTGCATATTTCCCGTTAGATTGCATTTGTATAACCCCCGTTTGATATCACTTATTCGGGTTGGTGAGGTAGTCGATCATGTTCCTGAGGTCCGCCTCCCACACAATGTCACCATCCCGTTCCGACTTCGGGACACCTTCCCACCAGTCAAAACTCATTAGCATGGATTCGGCCATCTTCCGCACAGCCTTCTCCTGCCACATCGGGTTCTTCAGCTCCTCACGCATGAAGTCGGCGAAGCAGAGTTGTTCAGGCTTCAGTGAGTACCCATAACAAACGCTACTGTTGATCATGTTAGCCCACTTGCTGTAAATCTCCTTCCGCATGGGATGATCGTCGTACTGTTCACAGTTCCCAAGGTACCCGATGCCACAGACTGCTGGGACAAGGTTATCTTTGACACGTCCTTTCGAGATGTTGCTTAGGGATGCTACCGTCTGAAATCCCGTGTTGATGAATCGAACCACGCGCTTATTGTAATCTCCGTCCACCATCCCGACGACTTCCAGTTGACCGTTCTTCAGTGTGTTGTGGACCGTGCCGATTGCGTATTTGTGCTGAATGTTCTGATTTGCCATTGGAGTAACTCCTATCTGTTATTGAACAAGCATATTACTATGAATTTATCAGGGTGTCAACCCACAAGAAACCATCGGGGGCTGCGTTTGTCGCTAACAAGCTCGATGTCTTCAAGGTATAGGGGTCGAATCGGGTTATCGACACCATTCCGCAGGTCGCTGATGATTCGACTCACGAGCTTCTGTTTTAGACCTTTGGCTATTAGACGAATCTCAAACAGCTCATAGAACGCCCTATTGTCGGCAAAATCCCCTACCTCCTCCTCATACATCATGGTATCAATTTCCACTGAGGTTTTCATCATCACTTCACCGATACGATCCGCCTCTTCTTTCAATCTGACTTTGGCCTTAGCAACATCAGCCTCGGTGATGACGTACTTGGGTTTAGATTCCCCCGTTGCAGAGGTGCCGAACTCTTCAGCGTCTTCTACAAACGGAGTCTCTTCAGCCCCCTTCTGCTGTTCCTTCTGCTGTTCGGCCTTCTCGAACAGTTTTGCCCTCCTAACATCATCATGGTGCTGGAGCTTCGCCCTCATGTCCTCCAGTGGGTAGCGTGATACTACATCTTCCCTGATCCTGATCATGTCCTGTGCTACTCGATCTTCGATCCCTTGACGGCAGATTACAGCATCATGGATTGGGAACAGAATCTCATTGTGCTCGGTGTAGTATTCATACATCAGGGTCTCTAGGATGTCGCCTTCTACCTTCTGGAGATAACACCCAGCCATGGTACCGAACCACTCTGCAATCTCTGGGTAAGCTGCTTTGAATCCGTCTCTGTACAGCTCATATTCCTCCTTAGTCCAGTTAGCCTTCTTCATGGCACCATAGACGTTAATGGCATTAGGTGCTCTCGTGAGGAACTCCTTGCACATGTCACGGTCAGCCTTCTGGCCGTTCGGAAGCATGAAGCCATACGGGTCTGGGAGATCAATCCACTCACCTGTGACGATCTTCGATAGCAGCTGGAGGTGTGATGCACTGAAGTCTACCTCAACTGTAGGTTGATCATCGATCCGTAGGGTCTCTTGTCTAACTGCTTTGGGCACCTGTTGAACCATACCACAGTAGACACGTCCACCTAGGTTGCCGTTATCGTTGAAGCTACGATATGGTGGAACTGCAGGTAGGTTGATCCGCTTCAGGAAGTCTGGGGCGATGGTGGTTAGTCTGTGGCGGGAGTGTGGTGCGTGTTCAGCTTCCTCTTCAGGTGTCATTGGACCCCTGCCATCGGTGTAGTCTTCTGTCACTAGCGGTTCATGGTTGGCTTGTAGACTCTCGTTCGATACCTTGAAGCTTAGGATGCTTGATGAGACTTCCCATAGGGATGATTGACTGTTCTTGCCTGCGCTATACCCCTGCTTCACTTGGGTGAAGAACCCTGCCTGCTCGAATAGCTTTGCCAGTTTGTCATAGTGATATCTCGTCAGGGAATAGAACATATGGTGGTCAAACTGAATGCGCTTCCCATACCGAAGGTACTGCCGATTTACCAATGCCTTCAGAATGTTTGCAGCTAGGATGCAGGCGGCTTGAGTAAATTGTTCTTTCGTCGCGGAAGAAGATTGACGCCCACCTTTGCGTGATGGGTGTTTCTCATTGATCAGGTCTTCGATCTTCTGGCGGTCAATGATCTTCAGTGAATCGGTAGCGAACAACTCGAACTCGTGAACGTTATCCTTCTCGATCTTGGAGCGGTCTACCTGTTGGGTATGCTTGACGATCTTGACGAAAGCCGTCGAAGGGGCCTCTTCGGTGGGTTTGGTCTCGATACGGTCTTCGTCCATCCGAATCTCCGTTGAGAACGGATACTCAACTCGTTTTCCGTTCCTGACGATAGAGACCGTTCCCGATACGATGATCAGGTTGTCGTCCTCGTTGATAGTAACCGCAACCATGGTAGCTTCCTTAACACGATATGCACAAGATATTATCACAGATGAAGGAGGTCGTCAAGTATTCGACGAGATGCAATCATCATCCCCACTAATTATTTATACAAGTACACCCATTACAAGACAGAATATTTTGTTAACAATTGCAAAATCATGTCGTGGATTGTAACCCATGGTCTGATGAAGTCGCGGTCACAGCAAACAACCATCGCTCAAAGAAAAAGCAAACAGCCACTTAGGAAAAGCAAACAGCCACTTAGGAAAGCAAACAGCCACTTAGCAATGAGCCGCTTAGGCAACTCCCCGAAGACCCGCATGGATAGCCAATCTACATGAGTTATCCACAGGTCAAAAGCAATGAGCCGCTTCTTAGTGGAAAGGAAATCTTAGAGTAACCATGGGGGCTGCCCCCTTTCAAGGGGGGCAGCCCTTAGTATTGGATTCATCTTCAGGACTCAAGGACTCAAGGATTTCAAGGGTTCATCTTCAGGACTCAAGGATTCAAGGATTTCAAGGGTTCATCTTCAGGACTCAAGGATTCAAGGACTCAAGGATTCAAGGATTCAATGGTTCATCTTCAGGACTCATCTTTAAGGACTCAAGGATTCAAGGACTCAAGGATTCAATGGTTCATCTTCAGGACTCATCTTTAAGGACTCAAGGATTCAAGGACTCAAGGATTCAATGGTTCATCTTCAGGACTCATCTTTAAGGACTCAAGGATTCAA